GGACTTTCCAAATCAAACCCATTTTCCACCATCTCATCATAGCTCTGACAATAAAACATTATTTTTCTCTTTTGGGTATTGAGATATTGGGTTTCTTCCCTAAACTTATTCATGAGATTGGTGTAGAAGTAAGTACTAAATGCTGCCTTATCCCCATTGTAAGTCTGTAAGCAAAAGTCTAATTTTTCCAACGAGAAACTGGCTATATCATCTTGATTCAATCCATAATAATGATTTGAAATATTAATTATCAGCTTATAGGTCTTTGCGAATGCTGCCGCCAATAAGGAAGGGTTTAAGTCTTCCCTATAAGCTGCAGCTATCTCTTCTAATGTCATTTCCAATGTTTCATTGGTTATTAGGGTTGAAAGGGTTTTGAGTGTTGATAGCATAATATCCTCCTTAGTTTTGTGAGTTAGTTAGTTTTCCTAGCTTCCATCTTAGCTTTTGTAAAGGTCAAGGCTGCCAATACCAATTGTTTTACCTTTGATATATTTTCACCCGTCATTTCCTCGAACCTAATTCTTGCATCAAGGATATGCTTGATTTTTCTATAATCGGTCAACCCCTCGATTGCTTCTGAATTAAGCCATAAGGTTACTGATTCTTCATCAAATGTAAATGCTCCGTATCTTCTTCCCTCAACCTTTAGGCTCTTAAATGTAGGTACGGTTGCCGTGGTTACCTCGGTTCCCATCTCTGCTGCCAAATCTTCAATTACCTTTTTCAGTGGGTGTGGATTATCAATAGTCTTTTTCTTAGCCGGTTTCTTTGCTTTCTTCTCTACCTTTGCTACTGTTTCTTCTTCAACCGCCTGATCTGCCTCGGCAACGACTTCATCCGTCGATGTGATTTCTTCTGTTTGAGGCTCTTCAATCTCTTTCCACCATCTCTTCAATGTATCTGGACTGATTGATTTTTCCTTTCCATCTTCCATCTTGAGTACTACTTGCTCATCTGTTTGGCTGACCAATTCTGCTACCCGCTCATTTCTTACGGATACAAATCTTGTCATTTTCTTTTCCTCCTTAAAAGTGTTTTGAGTTTGATTTCTCATCTCTTGATAATATTATATAACATATTTATGAATAGGTCAATACCAAAATCAAAATATTTCCGCCAAGTTTTCAAATTCTTTTTCATCCAAATCATTGAGGTCTTTTCCTTTTGGTATCTCATATTGAGTTACCAGTTTAGAACCTCGAAGAGCTTTCCTCAATTTCCTGGTTGCTCTCTGACCTGCTTCATCGGGGTCAAGAGCAATAATGAATTTCCTTGCCGGCAGTCTCTTGAGTTGCTCATATTGATATTCCGTTCCAAGACCATTGAGTGCTACTGCCGGTTTACCATATACATAGCAGGTCAAAGCATTTAGGATTGACTCACATATTATGATCTCCTTTGCATCATCTGGTAATTCATATAACCCATACACCGGTTTGATTACCCCTTCAGGATAATGAAAGAACTTGATATCTACGCTGCGCCTTGCTATAAATAAGGTATTGCCCTTTTTATCTCTAACGGGAAAAGTCAAGCATCTCAGTACTTGCTTAACCTTGCCATCTTTATCTTTTAATTCAAAATGCTCATCGTATCCGATATCAAACTTTTCAATGACCTCATCTGTGAGTTTCCGCTTATACATATAGGGGTGATAATATCTATATGAGTCCAGCTCTTCCTCACTTATGTAACTCATCTCCTCAACTTTTGACCCTCTTGATACGTCAAGGGATATGTCTTTTCGGTTCTCGATTGATACGGTTAAGAAATTTTTAACCAACCATTCTCTTCCGTAAGCGCCCATATCATCTCTGCCAAAGCAGTGACTAATCATCTCTTCAAGGGAGGCAGTATATCCGCAAGCAAAGCAATGGACCGTACCTGGCGGGATATCTTTGATTTGGACCGTGCTAATACCGCATGATGGTTTCTTCTCTTGACCATTGGAGTGGATAGGGCAATTAAATTGAATATTCCTCGGTCCTACCTTAAACTCATTAAATCTCAATATCCCATGCCTTGCTAATTGATGCTTGAGTTCATTGAGCACTTCCAAATCATCTGCTAATATAGGATTTCGATTGATGTAAAACATTTAATTGCCCTCCTTTCCTTAAAATACATCAGTACCATCTTGAAAGGAATCTTTAATCTTTGTGGCTTTTTTCTGTCTGGTCTCTGGTATGACCGCATCCTCTCCTGACGGGATATAATTAAATTGACCTCTATCAATATCCCAGTAGTAAATCAATTTTCCTCCCGATTTACCATCGCGGTGTTTCTTGATACCAAATTCCAATCCTGCCCCGGTCTGTCTGAGTGCTATTACCTTTGTTGCATTATGTGCTATCCCATCTGAGTCTCTGATGGATTCTAACTCTGGAGTACCATCTGCGTCTGCATCTTTGACCCCGCCTCTATTAGATTGAACCACTACTATGATTGGAATCCCAAGTTCGATACTGAGCGTTGATAAATCTTCGCTTATATTGGTGAGGGTTATGGTTTTGTTATCGCCTCTTTTGTATCGCTCATCTGTTAGATAGGTGATGCCATCAATCCCAAGAATGTCAAGTTTATTGGTCTGACAAAAGTGCTTTAGTTTTGTGATGGTAATCTTCTTTTGAAAATCAAGGGGAGTTGCCACCACAAATGGTCTTTCTTGCTTTGATAACTCTTCGATATGCTTATCATAATTTGGTTCTTCTCGACCCCAAACCAAGTTGTTATTCGAGAAGTTTTTCATCAAGGTATCAACCCTATATCCAATCTTTGTTGGACTCATCTCAGGACTGATATATCCTACCCTGTTACCTATCTGCCAAGCATGGGTTAAAGTCTTTGCTAATACCCATGATTTACCTTGACCAGTTCTTGCGAATAAAACTACTAACTCTTCTCCTTTTGCCCAACCATGTACTATAGAATCTAATTCCTCAAATCCAGTGGTGATATACCAAGGATTTTCTGAGTTCATCTTATCTTTATATACTTGGTATCTCTCTTGAGCATTGGAGATGATATCAGTGCCTTCTGCAGTCGCTGCTATTTCGAGATTAGGTAATTGAGAATGTAAATACTCAACTGCATCATTTGCATTGGTCTTGAGCAGGTCTGCTACCTTCTGTATCACCTCCACTGATTTATAGTATAAATGCTCTTCGTATAAAGTGTCAAGTAAATACTTATCAGGTTCATCCACATCGACCAAACTGAATTCGGTAAATTTACTCAAGAATGTTGCTCTGTCTGGTACCTTGCCATACTTTTCAAAATGCTCTTTGATATATTGAAACTCTGCTTCATATCCTTTGAAATATTCCTCGGTAAGGGCATTTTTTGTTATAAGCTGCATATCCTGAGTATTGATTATTTTATTCAATATTTGCAGACTTATCATCTCAATCCCCTCCTATCTACGCCAACAAATCTGACCACCACGCTATCATTCCAGACCCGGCTCGAAAGTCTATTTCCAAGAGCATCTTGTAATTGGTCTTGTGGGAGATTTCCGGTATAGATATTAGATAATTGGTTTAGCTTCCTTTGGTCAATATAGGTTAATAGATTGGCATGGTCAAAATCTCCGAGCTTTGTTGCCGCTATGTCATCCCATATAACCAAATCAACTGACATTAACCTACTCTTTAATGTTTCAAAATCCTCATCCCTACGACTGATTCCCTCTTTGATTTTTGTAAGAAATGTCGGAACGTGGATGAAAATTCCCCTGCATCTAAATCCATTGCCTGCCCATATATCATCAAAAAACTTCTGCATCAACTTGATAGCCCATGTGGTTTTACCATTCCCGAAATTATCACTGTATATGTAAACGCTTTCGCCATTTTTTACAAAATTGATGATATCGTCTTTAATATCTCTCAGGGTTAGAAAAGCATCCATATCTTGTTTTGAAGGTGTTAGCAATATCGGATATTGTCGGTTTCTTGGTATCCCACTATTCTGCATCAGAAAATCCATTTCCATATATCTGATACATCCTGCGGTGCAATCATCTGTTTTATATTTGCTACATACTTTATTATACCAGCACTTATCTGCGTCAAACACATATTCATACGCCATGGTTTATTTCCTTTTATTGAATATGTGGTGACTCATTACCTCGATTGTTTTGTTATGAGCATTTCGTCTTCGCTCAATCATCTTTACAAATTCAATGATATCTTGCTCACTCTCTGCCATCCAATATCCACCGCCCTCGGTTTCTTTTGAGCAGATTGGGTACTCAATCCTCAACTCTGTAATTAAGCTTTTGACCACTCTTGAAGTTAAGTGGGTCAATCTATTGAGTTCCGGTCCTGGGATAGCCTCTGCTCGCGTCTGTGGTATGAGACTTAATATAATTTCCTTGTAATATTCTCTCGAATGATTTTTCATCTTCCTTGCCTCCTTTATAAATTGTTGTTCAAATATTATATAGAATAATACTTGAGTTTATAAAATATCATCAACCAAAACTGGTAATTTGCAATTCTCCCGGATCGTCAAAGCTACTTGCACCCCACCAAACACGGGTCCTTGTCCCTTGTCAGTTGTTACAAACGCAATGCTCCGTATGTCATCTAGGTGCACGCCTTGTTCTTCCACCATATATAGTTCTATGGCTGCTTCTACTTCCTCCGGCTCCAAAAACCATGTTGTCACGCTCATTTTGCAATCTCGCTTTCGTTGTTTATTTTATCCTCTTAGTTTGCGACCGCAGTTCGGGCAGTAGTTGTATGGCGTTTCATATGCCGGAAGTTCATGGCCATATTCATCTGTTACCGTTTTTATCGTGGAAATACCATGCGACTCAATTCCTGTGCAGTACCAACAACCCAACGCTCTTGTACCGGTTGCTTCCCCATGTTCAAACTGATATATCATGGTAAACCTCCTTACATCTTTTGCATGAATGATACGCAAATCCATTAAAATACCATGTTTCAAATGGTTTATGGCCTATTGTTTTACACACAAACCGCTTAACCTTATCCATAAGTGAATATCCCATCTCTCATTCTCCTTTCGGTGGTTCTGGAATTTCTCGGCCAACCTCTTTTGCAGTTTCAATCCATACTTCTTTGTTGAGCATACCCTCGCTAACAGCCTCATCGTATGTATTTCCCACGCCAATACATCCTTTAAGGTCCGGAAATTCGCAAATCCATTGAATTGTTCCGTCATCTTCTTCTATTTGATGTACCAAGAATGCATGTTCCGTACTCATAATTTCTCCATATCCGGCAACCTATCCTCAACACTCACCCACGCCTGAATCGGTTTGTCGAAGCGGATGATTTTGTCGTGTCCGTTGCGGGTTATGGTTGGTTCGCTCATACAGGCACCGCCTTTTCTAACTTGCGCCCACATACAGGACAGAAATTCCAACAGCTCG